GGCATCCAAGGAGTTGGCCATCGCACCCGGCACATGCGGAAAGGGATGGATCACCGGCACCAAGGCCAAGGCCATGCTCAAGCAGATGGACGGTGAGGCGTGATGGACCAGACCGAGAAGCTGTGCATCATCCGCGCACGCGGAAAGGCCCTCGCGAGAGCCATCACCGACGCGAGGTTCGGAGCCAAGCCCGAGTTGGACATGAGGCTCCAGGAGGTCCAGAACGCCATCCTGACGCTCAACGCGTGGATGGAGTCGCAGGACCTGATCCCGAGGGAGGACCGATCATGATGGACAGGATCGTCATGACCTACTGCCGTCACAAGGTCAACGGCAACACCGAGACCCGCACGGAGACCATCGACGGATGCAGGAGCGTCGTGGCGCTGATCGGACGCATCCGCGCCGGACTGACGGACGGATGGCGCCTCCAGGACATCCGCATCGAGAGCCAATGCTCCACATGCGCCCACGCCTACGTCGACGGCGAGATGGTCTACGAGTGCGGATCGAGGGACATCACCGACGAGGACCTGTGCGATTTCCGCAGCTGCTCGCAGTACGTCCGCATGGAGGCGGAGCGATGTCCGTGTCGAGAGTCTACTGCGTCATATGCGACCTCAAACGCGCCACCATCGTCGAGATCGCTCGCAGGACCGGCCTTCCGCCGTGGAGGGTCGCCAACGCGATCTCCGTCCTCAAGAGTCAAGGGAGCATCCGCATGGTCGGATACAAGACCAACCCTGCATACGGCAAGGGCCTCGCCCAGAGATGGGTCCAGATCTGGGAGGCGGTCGATTGACCGGGAGCATCCTCACGGGCAGTCGTGCCGGCATGGTCTACGACGCGCTCAAGATGCTCGGACGCCCGTCCACCGCGTCGGAGGTGCTGGACGCCCTCGGCGACAGGTGGGAGACCGGGCCGAACTCCATCGGAAGCATGCTCCGGAGGCTGTACGAGGAGGGTCACGTGACCCGCTCCGTGGACTCCAAGGGGACACGCAGATGGGAGGTGCGCCGATGATGACCGCGAACCCGGACCCCATCCTCACGGCCGAGGCCGTCCGCACGCTCGCCGACAGCCTCGCCTACTCGCAGAGAGTGGGCGATGCATACAACGGATGCTGCGTGTGGTTCGACTGCCAGGGCCGTCATTGGACCAAGAAGGTCGACATCTGCTACCCGCGCGACATCTACGGCATTCTCATGCTCGATCAGGGGCCGTCCTGCGTCTGGAATTGGCACGACGACAGGGGATGGCTCAAGACCGTCCTCGTGCCGATAGTCGACTCCATGCGCATCGAAGGCTCGGAACTCGTCATCGTCGGGAGGACCAAGAAGACCGACGGATGGAGGTCCACATCCTGCCGTTTCCGCATCGAGGGACCCCTGCCGGAGATATCCATGCCCGGACCCAAGGCGGTCCACGGACGCAAGCAGTCCACATTGGAGGCATGGGCATGATGCACGTCGTCGAACTGTTCGCCGGCATCGGCGCACAGGCACAGGCGCTGGAAGACCTCGGCATCGAGTTCACGTCCACGGTCTGCGAGATCGACGCCAAGGCATACGAGGCGTACTGCGCCATCCACGGATACGCCCCGAACCTCGGGGACATCCGCACGGTGGAGCATCTGCCCGACTGCGATCTGCTGACCTACTCGTTCCCCTGTCAGGACCTGTCCATCGCAGGACGGGCCAGAGGGATGACCGAAGGCAGCGGGACGAGATCGTCGCTGTTGTGGGAGGTCGGAAGGCTCCTGCGCGACGCAGTCGAGAGAGAGAGAGGGCCGGAGGTGCTGTTGATGGAGAACGTCGATGCGATCCTCAACGCGTCCAACATGGACGATTTCCGGCGCTGGATCGGGGATCTGACCGCGATGGGATACACATCGTCGTACAAGGTCCTCAACGCCAAGGACTACGGCGTACCGCAGTCACGCAGGAGGTGCTTCATGGTCTCGATGACCGGAGGGCGGAGATTCCGCTTCCCGGGACCGCGTCCCGACGGGAGGATCCTCGCGGATGTCCTGGAGGACGAGCCGGACGAGTCCGTCTATCTGTCGGACGAGAAGATCCAAGCCTACGAGCGCCACAGGCAGAGACACGAGGATGCGGGCCACGGGTTCGGATGGCCGCCATCCGAACCCGTGGCCGATGCACACGCGCTGACGACCAAGCCGGAGAGACCCTCGCAGAACTTCATCATCGTTCGCGGGGACCTCCACCGTCCGGGATTCCACGAGTTGATCAACCGCGTCTATTCGGACGAGGGGCTGTCACCGACCCTGACGGCATGCACGGGCGGGAATCAGGTCCCGAAGCTGGACGTCGGCGACAGGATCCGCATGCTCACGCCGAGGGAGTGCTGGCGTTTGATGGGCTTCCCCGATGAGGCGTTCGACCGCGTGTCGGCTCTCGGGATGGCCAACACCCACCTGTATCGGATGGCGGGGAACAGCATCGCGGTCCCCTGTCTGGTCGCCATCTTCAGGGCGATCTACATCGAACACGCGTGGACGATGTCCCCGTCGCTGGAGGCATTCGCATGACCCAATCCCAGGAGGTCGTCCTGGCCTCCCTCCGCAAGCACGGTCCGATGACGGTCACGCAGATCTGCAACGACACCGGATGCAGTCCGACCTACGTCCGCAGGTCGCTGAAAAAGCTGGCCAAATACGAATTCGTCGAGGACGGCGAGCCGGTCCGGAAGCCCGGATGCACCACATGGCTCGCCACATGGAGGGCGATAGAGTGAGACAGATGGATTTCGACACGGTCGCGGACATCGACAGGGTCTTCCCTGACGGGAGGCGCTGCAAGTGGCTCAAGACCGACATCGACAGCGGACTGATGGCAGGAGGCGAGGTCTTCGTCATGGGGACGTGCAGGCTCATGGGAGGCGTCGCCTACGACCGCACCTGCGACGGATGCTCGTCATACGCGAGGAATTGAATGACCGAGATCACAAGACAGGAGAAGGCCGCGCTCATGGACGCGGTCAGGCTCGGAGCGATGACCGCCATGGGGGAGGTCGTCTGCATCAAGGACCTCCCGGCGGGAGTCCCGATGAAACTCTACATCAAGACAATGGAAGCAGTAAGCGAGGCTATGAGAGAGATGACATACGATGACTACTGACGGACTAGTGGATCTGGCGGACAGGATGATGTCCTATGCCATGGAACTCCTCGACGACGAGGAGATGGGGACCGTGATGGAGTGGGCCAACACCATCTACGACTACGCCGGAGTGCCGGCGGATCAGAGGAGCGGTAAGGAGATCATGGAGGGATGCGAGTGAGAACGCCGTCCGCCATCTACGTCCTCATGGCCGACAGATTCTCCGCCCTGCACATGCAGGGGCCGTCAGGAGACGCGAGAGAGGACAAGAGGACATGCGAGTGCATGGGATGGCCTGACCTCGCCAAAGCGTTCGGAAGGGGCAAGGAATGAGCGGATTCAAGCTCGTGTTCACGCTCGTGACGGGCGAGACGTTCTCCCGCTCGTACAACGACTACGTGAAGGCCATGGAGACCGCGAGGACCGTGATGAACAACCCCAAGTCGTACACGCTGAAGGACGTGGCCGGAGACGTCAAGGAGTCTTTCATCAGGAACAGTGCGATCACCAAGATTGACGTGGTGAGAGTAGGAGAGTGGGAGAGATGAACGGAGCACACATCGTCAAGTCGTACATCAACGACCGCAAGGGCTTCAAGATCACCTGCGACGACTTCACTTGGATCTATGCTATCCCCATGAGCGGGTGCGAGATGCCGTGGAGCCTGAGCATCCGCTCGCCTCACATCTCGGTTTCGAGGCCCGACGGCCTGAGCGTGCGCGATGATGTGCTGGTCACACAGGACATCCTCATCAACCTCAGAGATGTCAAGAAGGTCGAAGCATGGGAGGTGGAGCGATGATCGAGTCGACTATAACCTGCGACAGATGCGGTGCCGAGATGACCGAACCCTGGGCAGAGATCCGCAACAGGGGCGACATCTACTGGGGTCGCTCGGCATCCATGCACATGTGCAAGGAGTGCGCAGGGGACTTCATGAGGTGGCTCGGCGGCGAGGAGGTCCAGCACATGCAGGACCTCCAGAGGAAGAACCTGGGCCTCCAGAGGTACATCGCCGAGCACGTGAACTCCTATCTCACGCCCAAGACGGTGGAGGAGCTGGAGAAGTACAAGTGGAACGACCTGAAGGACGAGTGGAACAAGAAAGGCCATCATTGGAGCTGAAGGAGGAAGAGGAAATGAACGGAATGAGGAAAGCAGAGATACTGAACTGCCCGTATTGCAAGAACCGGGCGGACGTGAGAGCCGAGCACATCGACGGCATTCATTCGTCCTGGGTGTATATCAAGTGCACCAGATGCGGAGCCAGAGGGCCCCACTACATCTGCGACGACACCGACACGGCACGTTACATCGTCATGGCAACGAACATGTGGAACATGATCGCGAGGGATGACGAATGAAGAAGATACGCTATACCGAACTCCAAACGAAGGCGGAGAAGTGGGAGAAGATGATGCACAAAGGCCCTGACGGATTCAGGCCCTGCCCGATATGTGGACGCAAGTTCACCATGCATGGCATCCAATTCTACGATTGCGATGGCCAGCGTATAGGGGACCTTGAGGCGATGCACGACTTCGAGCACGCCAGAGACCCGAGCAACATCGCCGCCCCTGAAGATTGGGCGCGCATGTCCGAGGCGGACCGCCGTCAGGCGTCCGAGATCTACGCCGAGTCATTGTCGGCTGTCGAGACCATCACCGTGACCTGCAACTGCGGATACTGCATGATGATCGATGCGTGGGACATCGACTTCCCTGACGCGGGATGGGTGGATGGATTCAAAGAGAAGGCGAACAGGAGGATGGGCGAATGACACTGACACAGATGGAAGCGATGCGCGCACTGCTCCGCAGGAAGACCATCACCTGCGGGAACGTGGATTACGTCCTGGATCCCGGGGGAGAGCTGTTGATAAGGTACTTCCCCTGGACCACGGAGCCGTGGCAGAGCAGCAACATCTTCACCGGCGCCGAGATCAAGCCCGAGTGGGACCTGTCATTCGAGGATGCCCTGGCGCGCATGCGTGCCGGCAAGATCTGCCAGTGCGATCTCGCACCGGAGTTCAACTACTGGATGAACGACAAGGGCAGGATCATCGCAGGAGAGCCGACCGACAGGCTCGGACCGAAGGCCAACGGCCACATCGTCGAGTTATGCGACGACCACTTCACTGCCAGATGGAGGATGGTGCGATGACCTGCTTTATCGCATGCTCCAGATGCAAGACGGGATTCAATCTCGACGAAGCAGATGCGGGAAGGATCTTTATAAGCTTCCCCAAGAGTATCCCGCTGTGCGCCGACTGTATCGATGAGATTGTGTCCAAGTATCTGGAAAAGGAGGCGAAGGAATGACCTACCCTCTCCCATGTCCGGAATGCGGTCGTCCCGGCACAGATGTCAGAATCTTCACCGACTTCCGCACAGCATACGCGGCGGTCCACTGCAAAGGATGCGGATTCGTCGCCAAGAGCAGAGGCATGGACGGTCAGATCGGTTCGCCCATAGAGATCTGGAACGCGTGCGTCATCGCGAGGATGGAGAAAGACAAGGGACGGGAAGGAGGCAGGGCAATGATCGTTCTGACCGAGAGCCAGTCCGAAATCATCGACGAGATGATCGAAGATCCCGACATCGAACGTCTGCCCGAGTTGCAATGGATTGCATTGCATCTGTTGAGGATGGCAACGAATGCCCTCGGGGATCTGACGCCGACGGCCAGAGCGGAGCTGGAGGTCTCGATGGACCAGCTGTTGTACGCGATCCAGTGGACGGTCTGCTCCGACAACTACCCCGACCGCAAGGAACTGGCCAAGCAGTGCAGATTCATGGCAGACAATCTAACCAATGAGGATGACGAATGAAGAAGATTCTGGACTGCCCTTATTGCAAAGGCAGGGCGGATACAAGAATCGATGCCATCGATAGCATCCACTCGTCCAAGGTGTACGTCGAGTGCACCAGATGCGGGGCCAAAGGCCCGTGCTATGTCTGTGATGATACGATGCTGATATCTCATGCGATGGTGGCGGAGGACCTGTGGAACATGGTTGCAAGGAGGGATGACGAATGACTGACGAACTCGATCATGTGGACATCACCTGGAACGCCCTTAATACCGCGATAGAAGCGTTGGATCGCATCAGAGGTCTCATGCCCGAGGAGTACGACAGGAGGGTCGGCATGATCCAAGACCTTCTGATGGACACGGCGTGGTATGCCGGAGACTACCAGTTCGAGAAGGCGGTCCTCCAAGGGACGCAGGAGATGAAGGCGTGGATAAGGGAGGAGAGGGGGGATGACGAATGACCCTGATGACCTACTACCTGTCCAACGACCTTGAGATAAACGTCCATGTCATGCAGGATGGTCGCCTGACCATGCGCGTCTGGGACGACAGACTGAAGGAGTGCAGGTGCTGGTTCGAATGGGACGAGGTAAGATGGTTGATACGTGCGCTCAAGAGATGCGAATGCAAAAAGGCGCTCAAGAAGGAATCCGAGGAGGAAGACGAATGAAGTGCCCCATCTGCGGAGAGCTGCTGGTAGAGAGTGAGGACATCTACTACTGTTCTCACTGCGGGATCATCCACAAATGGGTCAAGGCCCCCGTAGGAGACTTCGAGGACGACGACTGGGAGGAAGACGAATGACCGATCTCGATGTTATCAAGCGTAATCCCATTTCGGGCACGTCCATCCGTATGCACATCAGACACTTGGAAGGATTCAGCGTGGAGGAGCAGACGCTATTCGCTCAACTCGGAAAGGCCCTGGACTATCCGAGACAGACGGATTTGACGCAATGGGAGGCGGAGGAATGACTCAATGGCGTGTTTGCGCCTATCCGACACATGAGAGCATCCTCGTCATCGACGAGATCTACGGGACGCAGGAGGATGCGCAGCATAGGCTCAACTCCATCGAGAGCGCCATCATCAACGGCAGGACCGTCGAGAGCAAAGGCCCCAAACCCGGCACTGTGCGCCTCCTCAATGGGAAGCACATCGTCGGAGCGATGATGTTCGAGGTGGACGAGCGATGGCCAAGACCAATAAGAAGACCTTACTGGTGGACGTGGACTCTACAATCCCCAATCTCGCCCTTATGCACATCAGTGCGTGGAAGAAGGCCGAAGGCCACGAAGTCGGGTTCGGAATCACGGATCCAGATGAGATTTATGCGTCAGTGGTATTCGACTGGAACCGCCACAAACTCGATGGTCTGCGTTTCCTTTACCCTGACGCAACCATTGACAAGGGGGGGTCAGGAGTGTCACTGTCCAAGCGTCTGCCCGCCGAGGTCGATCTTATGATGCTCGACTACTCATTGTATCCGGATTGCGATTTCGACGTAGGCTTCACGACGAGGGGATGCGTCCGCAGCTGTCCATTCTGCGTAGTTCCACGTAAGGAGGGAAGGTTCAAGGTCGTTCAGCATCCCAGAGAGTTCCACGATCCGTCCCACAAGGGAGTGATGCTCCTGGACAACAATATCCTGGCCGACAAGAATTGGTTCTTCGAGGTTACGGATTGGATCAACTCCCAGGGGCTGAAGGTGGACTTCAACCAGGGCCTCGACCTCCGTTTGATGGACAAGGACATTGCGAAGAGAATCCGGGAACTCGGGCGTATGACGACGTGGAGGTTCGCCTTCGACAGTCTGGACTATACGGACGAGGTTATCGACGGCATCCGTATGTTACGGGACGCCGGAGTCAAGGTGAGGAGTTCGTCACTGACCTATGTCTACATGGATTCGGATGATGATTTCGACTCGGCACTCGAAAGACTCCGCATCCTGCGTGGACTCGATGCGATGCCCTATGTCATGCTCAACCGCAACTCGCAGATCACGCCGAGAATGCGTGCGCTCAAGAGATGGACCCGTCCGCAGATATTCTACTCGACCGAGTGGGAGGGCTATGACGTTTCCGTGAGAGGACACAATGCCGACAGGAATCAGGAGGGGAGAGATGACCGATTGGGTAACGTTACTGTGCGGTGTGATCGCCATAATCTGCGTGGACTACATGTACTGCCGCTATCACAAGCTGCAGGAGGAGTCGGAGATCGACCGTATCCGCCTCCGCAGGGAGATGGATTATGCGCTGTGCATCGACAACATCCTGACCGGCGCGACCATGGTGGATGACAAGCGGAAGAAGCTGCAGACGTGCTTCCACTACTACCTCATGGCAATCGGATCGGGAGATTGGGACCTGGTGGCGAAGCGCAGGGACGAGATGGACGAGGTGTTGAGCCAAAGCGGATGGGAGTGGATCGATGATCGAACATGATGATCGCATCCTCGCATCCGCCGTCATCGTCCTCGGAGCGACCGTCGTCTCCATTCTCGCGGCTATATGCACGCCCGGGGGCATCGTCGCAGGCGCATCAGCATGGCTCGCAGGCATCGCATGGGCATGGACAGAGGTGTCATGCAGCCGTTGACGCCCATCGAGCAGGAGATCGTGAGGCATCTCCGTATCAGACCCATGACCATGAGGGACATCGAAGAGGCGATGGGGAGGAACCGTCATGACGCCGACATCGCCGCGGCGCTCGACCGTCTCAAGTGGTTGGGATACATCCGTCGCAAGCGCCTGGACACGTCCTGCCATCTCGCCGTCTGGGAGCTGATGTGATGATGTATATCGGACAAAAACGATGCTGGTTTGTCGGCACATCGATGAAACACAGCGGTCGACCTCGCAAACCCCGACATGGCGAGGATGTTTTTGTGCCATGTCGGACAAACCATTTCCCCTCGTTTTTCCGAATTTCGTTTTTATACCCCCCGGCTCGTCTTTTCATCACCTAAACGGAGGGTTAACCGTGAAACGGACAGAGATTGAGTGGATGCCGATAGGGTGCATCAAGCCCTACGACAAGAATCCCCGGAAGAACGACAATGCCGTGGAAGCATTGGCCAACAGCATCACCGAGTTCGGGTTCAAGAACCCGATCATCGTGGACAAGGACCTGGTCATCATCGCAGGACACACCCGCCTGAAGGCGGCGAAACTCCTGGGATTGAAGGAGGTCCCGGTGGTGGTCGCGTCGGACCTGTCCCCGGACCAAGTAAAGGCATTCCGCATCGCCGATAATTCCGTCGCCGATCTGTCCGATTGGGATTATGAGTTATTGACCGAGGAGATCGACGACATAGAGCTGGACATGTCCGACTTCGGTTTCACATTCAACGATGACGACGAGATCGATTTCAGCGACCTCGAAAGCAGGATGGCAGAGAAGTCCGAGGCACAATTGGAGTTTGAGGATAAGTTCAAGGTCAAGCACACGACCGACGACTGCTTCACACCTCCCGCCGTCTATGATGCGGTCAAGGGATGGGTCCTGGACCATTACAAGATATCCAAGGACCGCGAGATCGTCCGTCCGTTCTACCCCGGAGGGGACTATCAATCCTACGATTATCCAAAGGGATGCCTGGTCCTCGACAACCCTCCGTTCTCGATAGCCTCGGAGATCGTGAACTTCTACACCTCCAAGGGCATCGATTTCTTCCTGTTCGGTCAGGGAACCACGCTGATGCAGACGCTGGACAGGGCCAACATGGTCGTGGTCGGAATCTCCATCGTGTACGAGAACGGAGCCGACATCGCGACTGGATTCATAACGAGCCTCGGGTCCAGCAAGGTCACGATATCCGCCTCGCTCCACGATGCGATAGAGAGAGCGCAGCCATCCGAGACCATGGCGGTCAGCGCGTATGACTGGCCCCATAACGTCATATCGGGAGCATTGCTCGGAAAGCTCCCCAAATTCGGGACCGAGATGGAGATACGCAAAGCATACGCGACCAAGAAGGTCGGAATCAACGAAGTGGGAATCTACGGCGGGGGGGGGCTGGTGAGTGACATGGACGCCGAGAAGCTGAAAGCCGAGAAGCTGAAAGCCGAGAAGCTGAAAGCCGAGAAGGAGAAGAAGCCCGTCATCCTCACCGAATCCGAGCGGAAGATCATCGAAGGGCTGGCGAGGACCTGATATGCCCAAAGCACGCACGGACCCGGACAGGGAGGCCGAGGTCATCGGGCTCCACAACGACGGTCACAGTCTCGGGGAGATCGAGAGGATCACGGGCATCAGTAAGTCCACCGTAAGGAAGATCCTAAAGCGTGCGGAACCAAAGGACACGGTGTCCGTTCCAAAGGACACACCAAAGGACACACCACGGCAGGCACGCAAGCCCAAGCCCAAGCCCACACCCGCACGCGCGCGCGACAAGAGCGAGCCCGTGTCCGATGCAAAGGACACACCCACTCCAAAGGACACACCTCCGGACACGTCCCTCGAAGCGCTCACGAAGGAACGCACGGCCAAGGAACTCCTGACCTACATCACCATCGCCAAGGTCGGCTACAAGAAGGCCAAGGAATCGCCGCAGGAGCCTGATAAGAAGACGTGGCAGGAGGTCCAGTATCTGAAGCTGTATAAGGACGGGATCAAGATGCTTATCGACTGTACGGGTCTATCTCGCGATGCCGTCCTCGGAACCCCTACAAGCCCTGTCGACGACTACCTCGATAAAGCGTTGGAGATGCTGAAGGAGTCCGCATGACCGAGACCCTGAAGATACTCCCGCATCCGGACCCCGAGAGGAACCGTAAGGCCCTGATGTCGATAGCGTCCTCCAACGGTTACCTCACAGTATGGGAGGGAGCCGTCAGATCGTCGAAGACGGTGATAGCCCTGATGGCCTTCTCGCTCTACGTCAGGGAGTCCAGGGAGACCCGCTTCCTGCTATCAGGCAGGACGATGGGGACCATCGAGCAGAACTGCATCCTCAACGACTTCGGGCTCCTGAACATGATCCCGGGCGCGGAGTATCACCTCGTCGGCAAGAAGTGGGCGATAACGTTCCGCGTGAAGGAGAAGGACGGTACGGTGACCCCCAAGGTCATCATCGTACAGGGAGCATCCACAATCAAGGACTACATGGCCCTGCGCGGTCAGTCTTACGGCGGATGGTTCGCGGATGAGATCAACATGCACGACAGGGAGTTCGTCGTCGAGGCACTGAAGCGTACCGTTGCATCGAGGGACCGTCGGCATTTCTTCACGCTGAATCCGGGGTCGCCGAACGAGTGGATATACCGCGATTTCCTCGACCGGTACGACGCGATGACCGAAGAGGAGCGGAATGCCCTCGGCGGATATCACTGGTGGCATTTCACCCTCGAAGACAACCCCATCATGACGGAGCAGATGATCGCATCCCTCAAGGCGCAATATCCCGAAGGATCCTACCTTTATCGCAGGTACGTCCTCGGGGAGAGATGCGTGGCGGAAGGACTCGTCTATCCGATCCTCGCGGAGTCCTCGTTCCGTGCGTTCGACATCTCCGATGTGGATGTGCGCTATTGCGCCATCGATTTCGGAGCCACCCATCCGACCGTCATGGTCTTCGGCGGAACATTCAAGGGCAACCGCAGGGACTGGCGCATCTGCGCCGAGTACTTCGACGAGGCCAGCGGGAAGACGACCTATGACCACTATTGCGGATTCCTCGATGTGTGCAGACGCATCGGAGCCGACCCCAATCGCATCCAGGTGGCCATAGATCCGGCTGCGAGGACACTCCGTGACGAGTTCGTCAAGCACGGCCTCAATGTTCGCAAGGCCAAGAACGACGTACTGCCCGGGATCGAGTATATCCGCGAGGCTATGAGGTCGGGAATGCTCGTTTTTCACGACACCCTCCAGGATATTCTGGGGGAATTTCGCACATACTCATGGGATTCCAAGGCCGCCGAGAACGGCATCGAGAAGCCCGTCAAACTCGGCGATGACCGCATGGACGCGGTTCGCTACTTCGGATACACATTCATGAGGCCAATCGTAGGACTGATAGCATGAAAACAGAACCGCCTGAAACCATCGTCACGCAAGAGAACATCACGCCGCGCACCGTCCGCAACGCATTCGTGGACTGGCTCGGCCAGAAATCGCGCTACGACACGCTCTACCGCTACTACATCGGAGACCAGGACTTCCCCGACCGTGACGGCAACCGCATCGTGTCGAATTTCTGTGCATACATCTCAAAGGCCCTTCGCGGTTACATGGTCGGCAATCAGCCGAAGTACGTCTGTGCGGAGGACGATTCTTACGGCCAGCAGATCATCGACCTCATGCACCGCCAGACCAAATGGTCGGTGGACTCCCAGCTCGCTCTCGACATGAGCATCTACGGCAAGGCGTTCGAGCTCGTCTATCTTCCGAAGGACAAGACAGAACCGAACTCGGTCGTCGTGTCCCCTCGCAACGCGTTCGTCGCCTACACCGGAGACATGGAGCGCGACTCGGTGTTCGGAGCGGTCATCTACTCCTACCGCGACGAGGCCGACACCATCCACTACACCATGTACATGTACGACCGGCAGAGCATGAGCGTGTGGGAGTCCGTCAACGACGACTCCGCCGATGGCTGGCGCATGATACAGGACCCCGTACCGCACGGCTTCGGACGCGTGCCTCTGATCGAGTATCGCAACTCACGGGATATGCTCGGAGACTTCGAGGGCATCATGGACCTGCAGGATGCCTACAACTCGCTCCTGTCCGACAGACAGGACGATAAGGACGCCTTCGCCCAGACCATGCTCTTCATCCAAGGATCCATCATCGGCGCCACACCGGAGGAGATCGAGCAGGGCAAGGAGTTCCTGAAGAAGACCCGCGTCTTGCAGGGCGACGACGACACCACCGCCACATGGCTCACCAAGACCATGGACGAGACGGGCATCCAGGTCCTGCAGGACCAATACGCCAGCGACATCCACAAGTTCGCAATGGTCCCCGACCTGTCGGACGAGCAGTTCGCGGGCAACGCGTCGGGCATCGCCATGGCCTACAAGATGTTCGGCACCGATCAGATGATGGCGGAGAAGACCGCGCGCTTCCGCGAGGGTTTCATTCGCCGTGTCAAGCTCTACGACTACCGCCTGAACAACCCGTCCATGTCCGTCGGGTACGAGCCGAGGACGGACATCGAGAGCATGGACATCGTCTTCCAGTTCAATGCCCCCCAGGACCTGTCCTACATGGCGACCGCCCTGACGCAGCTCACGTCCTCTGGCATCATGTCCAAGGCGACCGCGAGGATGCAGATCTCCGCCATTCCCGACCCCGCCGAGGAGGCGGAGCTCGTGGAGGAGGAGGCGTCGTCCGCATCGTCCTCCGACGCCATGTCCTTCGAGGACGACGCCACGAGGTCGCTCGGCAGGATGCAGAACCCTCCGATGGATGACGAGGACGAGGACGATGGCGAAGGCCCCATCCTGGAGTGACGACATCGAGAGGGAGGTGGCGAGCTACCAGGGCAACATGACGCCCCTCGCCAAGTCCCTCTCGCGCATCACCAACCGCGCCATCGACGGGCTGATCTCGGACGTCCGCGCCATGATGGAGCGCGGGAGGTACGCGGACCAGCCCGCCGCCATCTTCCTCAACGGCTTCGCGGACTCCGCCACTATCATCAGGATGCAGGCGCTCCTCAAGGCGGTCCCGGAGCGCTACCGCGAGACGATATGGAAGAGCATCGCGGGGCAGATCGCCCATCACCGCATGACCAACATCCGCGCCATAAGGACGCTGGCGCGTCTCAACTGCTACGCGGTCCTCGACGACATGCTCTACACGACCGCGAGGATCCTGTCCGAGGTCGCCAAGGACGGCTACTATCGCGGGACGTTCGTCCTCCAGAAGGAGACGGGCATGGGGTGGGCGGTCGACGCCATCAAAGGCGGCCGCGTGCAGGTCATCGTGGACTCCGTGTTCGACCTGCCCGATGCACGGCGGTACATGGACCCTCTCGTCGATTTCTCGTCCAAAACGGTCATAAACTCCATGCTCCGCGGCCTCCCGCCGGACATGGTTTCAAAAAGCGTGGACGACATCAAGGGAGCCATGAGGTTCAGATCTAAGCGCGAGGCCCGGACCGTCATCACCGAGACGGCGGGCGAGGCCCACATGGAGGCCTATAAGAAGCACGGCGTGGAGCAGTACGTCTTCACCGCCACGTGGGACGAGCGCACATGCCCCGTCTGCGGTCGGCTCGACGGGCAGGTGTTCGACCGCGACAAGGCGCAGGTCGGTGTCAACTACCCGCCGATGCACCCCAACTGCAGATGCACCACGGTGGCCAAGATCGACCCGGAGCTGGAGGCGCTCATGCGTCAAAGGCGCTACACCGACGACGCTACGGGAGTCACGCACGAGATCCCGCGTAACTTCGGCTACAAGGACTGGTATGATACCTTCGGACCCGGCAGGAAGGACGGAGTCGCATACAAGCCCAAATTCAAGAAGAAGGACTGAAAACCCCTCCTAAACCCCTTAATCCCGAATTTCGTTTTTATACCCCTATCCTCGTCGTTTTAACCACCCCAAGGGGGGGTTGTACCCGTGACAGACGGAAAAGAGAACATCGACGATACCGGCACAGGGGGAGAACCCCAACCCGAGCTCAAAACCTTCACCCAGGACGAGGTGGACAAGATCGTGTCGCAGCGTCTCAAAGCGGAGAGGGAGCGGAGAGACCGCGAGGACAAGACCCGCGCCGACGAGGCAGCGGAGCAGGCCCGCATCGCCCAGCTTGAAGGGGAGGAGCGCGTCAAGGCCGAGTATGAGCAGAAGGTGAAAGCAAGGGATACCGAGCTCGCGGAGCTCAAGCGTACCTTGGCCGTCACCAGAGCGCAGGGCGAACTCGCCAAACAGGGGCTTCCTGTGGAGTTCGCAGGCAACCTCATCGGAGACTCCGATGATCAGACGGATGCCAACATCGCCGCGTTCTCCAAGTCCGTCTCGGATCTCGTGGCCAGACAGGTCAGCGAGAGCCTCAATCGGGGCACCCCTCCGGCAGGACAGGGTGCCGGCCCGACCAAGGAGGACGAGATGAGCAACATGCTCGATCGCCTCATGGGCATTAAGAGATGATCACATGGCAGCGACATACTCAGGCAGTGGTGTGGACAACTCCATCACCACCATCGTCAAGATGATCTCATCCAAGATGGACGAGATCGTGAAGAAAGAAAGCGTCACTGCGGGCATGAACGCCTCGCAGGAGATCGTCCAGGCCTTCAACGGCTCGGCGACCGCGAAACTCCCGACCATGACAACCGACGGACTCGGGGACTACGACAAGGTCAAGGGATACCCCGTCGGAGCCGCCACCATCGAGTGGACGGACTACACCCTGGCTTACGACAGGGGAATCAAGATCGACATCGACCGCAAGGACAAGGTCCAGACCGACGGACTCGCAAGCACCGCCGCCGCGGCGGCCCAGCTCATGAGGCTCCAGGTCATCCCCGAGATCGATGCGACCAGACTCAGCGGAGCCGTCTCCAAGACCAAGGCCGCACTGGCATCCCACGTGGTCGAGGAGACCGCCGCACCCACCAAGGCCAACCTCCTCTCCAAGATCGGAGTCGGACTCGACACCATCTACGAGGAGCGCGGAGTGGACTCCGGAAGCACCATCTACCTCAACAACAACATGAAAGCGGTCCTCCGCGAGTCCAGCGAGTACACCAAGGTCAAGCAGATCTCCGGAGTGCCCAACATCGATCTCACCACCGAGTCCATCGACGGCAACCCCATCGTGTGGGTCCCGTCTGCAAGGATGAAGACCATCTACTCCTACAACACCCCCGGAGCCACCTCCGGCAACAAGGGCGGCATCGCACCCGGCACCGACGCACAGGACATCTATTTCGTCATCGTCGCACCCGGATGCGCCCAGGGAGTCACCGTCTTCAGCGAGCCCAAGTTCATCGATGCGAGCATCAACCAGTCCAAGGATGCGGACTCTCTGATGTACAGGCTCTACCACGATGTCATCGTGGAGAAGAACTCCGGCGCAAGCGGCATCTACGCCCAGTGCGGAAAGAAGACGGGATGATCCGATGGACACCGACACCCTCCGCCGTCTATCCCGTCTCCGCACCAGGAGGACCCTCACGGACAAATCCGACGAGTATCTGACGATGCTCCTGGAGGATTCGAGGGACTATTTCCTCTCCGTGACCCATCGCAGTGCGGATCCCGGAGCCCGTGCGGATTCCATCATCACGCGCATCGCGGTGATGTGGTCCAACATGGAGGGCGGCGAGGGTGCCAAGCACGTCAAGGACGGCGAGGTCGAGCGCGAGTATCCGGAGGCGACCATGCCCGCGGATATCGAGCGCGAGATCAAGGCATGGAAGCTGGTGGTCGGTGTCGATGCAGTGTCTGGCAACCGATCTCCGCCGCATGCTGCGGTATCGCAGAGTCGAGTCCACGGACTCCGAGACCGGCGATGCCGTGCCATCCTATGTGCGTGAGCCCAAGGTCATTTTCATCGGCTTCTCACCCCTGTCCTCCGGTCGGACCCAGTCCGACTCGGGGACTTCGGACTCCGAGACCCGCTGGAGGGCTGTCGTGTCGTTCGCACATCCGTTCGTCCTCGGCGACAGGATGGGGCCTGCGGGCTCCACCGAGCCGACCTATGAGATCGTGTCATGCCTGGACTATCCGGGCAGTCAGAACCTGGAGGTCAGACCGCTATGAGGATCGAGGTCGACGCCGAGGACGTGCAGAGGAAGCTCCGCAGCATGGTGGACCTGGACGGCATCATCGAGAGACGGTGCGCGGACAGGATCCAGGAGGTCATGCGCGAGGATGCGGTCAAGAACCTGACCGAATCCAAGGCCGTGGACACGGGCCTCCTGCGCAACTCCATCGAGACCGACGACGGCTACAACTCATTCGTGGAGCATCCGGAGGAGGGCGTGTCGGTCGGCATCCGCACGGACGTGTCCTACGCGCTCTTCATCGAGTACGGCACCGGACCCAAAGGCGACCCGGAGATACCGCACACGTCCAAGTCCTCGTGGGTCTACCCCACGGGCGACCCCGAGCATCCGTTCAAGGTCGCCGTCAGCCAGCCTGCCAGACCGTTCCTGCGTCCTGCGCTCTATGACAATCGCAAGGCCTTCGTCAAGATCATCAAGGAAGGCATCAAGGAGGAGTTCGAGGCATGATAGACCCTACCGAGCACATCCTATCCATCATCAAGGGTGTGGTAGGCTCCGCCTACCTTGCATGGCCGCAGAAGTCCCCGAAGGGACCCTACGCCGTCATCGACATGATCGGCAGGACACCGGAGCAGGTCGGACCCGACGGCTCCGAGGTCCTCGTCCGTCTCACCTACTCCGTGGGCATCCTCGCGTCCTCGCCATCTGTTGCGCGCAAGACCGCGATGGACGTCCTCGACGCTCTATCCCGTTACAACATCCAATCCACCGGCTTCTCCGGCATCTACGAGGAGCCCAATCATCTTTACCGCGTAAATCTGACCATCGGAGGGCTGATGGACACGCGCGGGAGAATCTTCGCATGAGGAGATCATATGTCAGAAGCAGTATCCGCCAAAGGTGTCCAGCTCTACGTGAAGCAGAGCACGGACTGGAAGGAGATCAAGGAGGTGAGCGCCGTGCCCGAGATCGGGCAGAGCGCGGAGAAGATCGACGTGACCCACCTGACCTCCGAGATGAAGGAATATATCAGAGACATCCCCGACTGGTCCTCGGACTTGGAGTTCACCATGAACGCCATGCCTGCGGGCGTGACGGACTCCAATATGGACCTGATCCTCGCCATGGACGAGGAGACCGTCTACGAATGGAAGGTCGTCTACTCCCAGCTCAAGAAACAGGTCAGCTTCAAGGGCCAGTTCTCCTACCGCTTCGGCGCAGGAGCAGTGTCCTCCAAGCAGGACTTCATACTGACCATCATCCCGCAGTCTGCTCTGACCGTGGGGGAGATCACCCAGACTCTAATGCTCACATATGAGGACGGACAGCAGGGGGCGGTCGCATGACCATGACCAAGCACCGCATCGGAGCCGAGATCGTCATCAAGGCATACGACGGCCCCGTTCCCGACGGCAAGGCGTTCTATGCGTGGAACACCCGCGAGGACGGAACGGGCGCGGTCTACAAGCCCGGCAAGAAGATCACCATGATCGAATCCCTGCACCTCTATCCCATGTGGGTGGACGCGGCAGAGGAGATCCCGGAGGCGACCGAGTGACCCTCGTCACCCTCGCCGACGGCACCGAGAGGGATATCGACCTCGACATCGATGCCATCTGCGCATACGAGGAGGAGCATCCCGACTGGTCCATCCTCGACTTGTTCCAGCGCATGGAGAAGATGCGGTTCACGGACCTCAACCTCATGTCCATGCTCCTCGGCTTCCGCGACTACAAGGATGCCCTGGAGCAGGGCGTGGACATCACCACGATGGGAGACATCGTGCAGAACTCCAAGCTGATGGGGTTTACGGGTTCCCCGGCACAGGGGGAGTGAGAGAGCTAACGAGGCTGGTGGCAGTGTCAGAGGGCATGGATCCCTCTCTGCCGCCATCCCTCATCTGGCAGGCTGCGATGCTCAAGCGCGAGCGGAGGAGGGAGGAGCTCCAAGCCTTGTCCCTGTCCATCTGTGCAGGCATCGGCATCTGCCTCGGCGGGGGCGACACCTCTCGCGTCCTGCGTCCGTTCTACACCGAGAGGGAGTGGGCCGACATGGAGCGTCGTGCCGAAGAGGAGCGCCAGCTGATGGCCCAGCGCCAGCAGATCGCCAAGCTCATGAGGTTATCACATGGCAGATGAGATCAAGATCAAGGTCACGGCCGATACCAAATCCTTTGAGAAGGATATGGATGCGGTCGACCGCAAGCTCGACCAGACCGCTGACAAGTCGGAGAAGTCACAGTCCAAGTGGGGGCAGTTCAACTCCAAGTTGTCTGCCATCTCCCCCTCATTCAAGAAGATCTCCGACACGTGGCAGGAGTCCTCCAGCAAGATAGATGGAGCTTTCGGCAAATCCTCCGGCGCGGCTAAACTCTTCAAACTCGGCGTCATCGGTGCGCTCGCAGCCATCGCGGCCAAGGCCGCCAAGGTCGCCTGGCAGTTCGCCAGTGACACCGCCAGGATGTTCGACCCGAAAGGCTACTCCAAGGCAGCCGGGCAGATGCAGAAGAGTGTCAAGAAACTGAAGACGACCATCGGGTCATTCACGGCTCCGCTCGTCAACGGCATCATGACGGTCGTCTCCAAGGTCGTGGATGGCATCACATGGATCCTGGAGAAGATCCGTCTTCTCAGGTCGTTCCTATGGGGAGTCATCAAGGGAGTCATCCAGCCTATCATCGATGCTGTCAAAAAGATCATAGACTGGATCAAGCAGGGCATCAATGCGCTGGCTGGGTTCCTCGGTTTCGGAGACGTCTTCAAGTCGTCGTCCGAGTCGGCGAAGGACACCGCCGACAGCATGGGCGAGGTCGTGGAGGCCACATCCGCAGGACTGGCAGGCTTCGACAAGCTTAACACGCTCGACATGTCCAACTCCGGCGATGCGGAGCAGGCCGACAAGCTCAAGGAGGGTATGCAGGACGCTTCCAAGCTCGGGGAGGAGATCGGGCAGAAGATCCGCGCTTTCCTCGACAATTTCTCCCTGACGGGCATCAAGGACAAGATCAAAGGGGTCTTCGAGAACGTCGGCAAGTGGGGCGGCGAAGCCTGGAGCAAGATCACGAAATTCGGAGGGGACACATGGACGACCATCCAATCCATCGGAGGAAGCGTCTGGAGCACCATTACTAAATTCGGAGGGGACACATGGACGACCATCCAAAGTGTCGGTTCCACAGTATGGACGACTCTTCAGGGTGTCGGAACCACGGTGTGGACAACCCTCCAGGGTGTCGGAACCACGGTGTGGACCACCATTCAATCCGTAGGCTCCACGGTATGGTCCACTCTGCAAGGGGTGGGCTCAACAGTCTGGACGACCATCTCTGGTGTCGCCACCACGGTCTGGACCACCATCCAGAGCGTCGCGCAGACCGTATGGGGAGGGATATCGGGATTCGCCACTGATGCGTGGAATGGCATCCAGACCATCGCCGAGACCGTATGGGGAGTCATCCAGACGGCAGGCCAGAAGTTCAAGGACCACATCATGGACCCTATCAAGGCCGTATGGGACAAGATCAAGGAGATCGTGGATACGGTCCTGGGCAAGATCGAGGATATGATATCCAAAGTCCGTGAGTTGAAGGACGGCCTCGTTGGAGGTGTCACATCCTTCGTGGAGGACCCTGTCGGAGGCATAACATCCTTGCCGGGCAAAGCCGTCTCCAAGATCAAGGGCGCGCTCGGCCTCGCATCCGGAGGAGCGGTCGCACCCAACAATCCGATGCCCTATATCCTCGGCGACAACACCCGCGAGTACGAGGTCGTCTCTCCCGTGTCGCTCATGAAGGACGCCGTGAAGTCCGCCATCTCCGAGATGGGCGGGGCCGGCAGGCAGTCATCCGGACCCATCGAGCTGGTCGTCAACCTCGACAGCCGCAAGATCGCCAGAGCGGTCTACGACCCGCTCCAGACCGAATCCAGGCGCAGGGGGTCGAGGGCATGAGCGTTCTCGCAGCCAACTCCACCGGCTCCTACATCGAGTTCCCGGACCCGGCCTACATGGCCTACACCTCCGTTCCCGAGGAGCTGTCCAAGGCCGACAGGAACACCCTCGGCAACCTCATCAAGGAGCGCATCACCGTCAAGGCGACTATCAAGGCGGAGTGGCACGGCCTGACGGCGAAGGAGAAGAACGCCGTCGTCAGCGCAACATCGGCCAACACGTTCTCGATGCGGTACCTCGACATCTTCGACGACACCGTCAAGTACGGGACATTCTACCGCGGGTCCTCGCCGGAGATCAAAGGCTACGGCAGGTTCGAGGGCACCACGTTCCAGTACTACGACGTCGTGTTCGAGTTCGTGGAGGCCTGACATGCAGGACATGCCAGACGGCTACTCCGATGCCGTCAGCGCGGCGGACCGCACGGTGGACGTGTTCATCTCCATCGGCACCGGCATCGACATCACGGCGGCGGACGATCTCACGTCCGTCACCGGCACGTTCCTGCCCATGAGCAACACGGATCAGGTCACGGATGCCGTCTATTACATGACGGACGGCCTGACGACCTTCGAGGGCTACGGCATCCCCACGGCGGTGTCGGCGGGGATGATCGCCCCTCCGCTCGCCGCCACGGCGTACCCGCCCGAGGCGGGCATATGGTCGGACGGCATCAGCGACGAGTCGGGAGCCATCGGATTCACGTTCGTCCTGACGCTCTCGCAGGCGCACACCTCGGCGTTCCGCATATACACCGCAGGACCCGACGTCCTGTCCGCATCGGCGGTCTTCATCAACGGCGACACCAGGACGGCCAAGGCGTTCTCGTGCCATGCCGGCTACATCGAGATCTCCGACGCCATGACCTACACGTCCATCGAGGTCACCGTGGCCTCGCTCAACGCACCCTACCGCCATGCGCGCATCGTCGAGTGTGAGTTCGGGGCGTCCATCTCGCTGTCCAAATCGGAGCTCGGGGGAGAGGTCACGGTCATCCGCGAGATGGATCCGGTGGAGCTCTCGGCGCCGATGCACGAGTTGGACCTGTCCGTCCTCAACGTCTACGGCGACTACGATCCCGACAACCCCGCAGGGAGATTCGGGGAGCTGGCCATCGGATACCCTCTGGACCTCGGGTTCACAGTCCGGTCCGGAAACGGCCAGCGCCACTCCGTCAGATGCGGGCGGTTCTTCATCGGCGAGCGGTCGTCGTCGGAGACGCGCCTGGACCTGACGGCGTTCGACGCCAGATGGATGCTCTCGACCGTCTACACGTCGTGGACGATGCCGTCGGGGCAGTCGCTCGGCAAAACGCTGGACGACCTCCTGACGGAGTACGCCGTGCCCCACATCGTGGACACGGACCTGTTCGAGGTCATGCCCGACGGAGCCTACACGTTCGACGACAGGTCCTCGGTGGCGGACGACCTCCTGACCATCCAGCAGGCCTATGCCGTCTACTGCATCCCCGATAGGGCGGGGTCCATCCGCGTCACGCGGACATGGCCTGCGGACACCTACGGCGCGATGCCGGTGGCGACCGTCTATTCGTGGCCCGCCCCGATGCAGGCGACGAGATACAACTTCGTCCAGATCGGCTACGCCGTCACCGAGAACGGCGCGACGCAGACGCTCTACGTCAGCACCGACCTCCGTACTGACCCGTCCGAGGGCAAGAACGTCCTCCAGATCACCGGCAACCCGCTCATAGCGTCGCAGTCCCGCGCGACGGCCGTCATGCAGAGGCTGGTCGGCAGGATCTCCGCGCAGGAGGTCGAGACGGAGTGGCGCGGCGACCCTGCCATGGACCTGGGCGACACGGTGCAGATCCCGGGGAGGTGGACACAGGACGAACCCATCGCCTACAAGGCGGTCTACATCGAGGAGACATACGACGGCTCATACAGAGCGGTCATGAGAAGCACGGATTGAGGCCGGAGGTCTCTAAGCGCTCCAGATCGCCGTCCGCCGGCCTCTCCGGACGGTGTATCCGCATCGCCATTGTGGTATAAATTATTGAATCAACACATCTCGGAACATCATATTTAAGACTCAAAAGGGGAATCCTTCCGCATGGTCTCTAAGAAGGTCATCATCGGGGCGGTCGTCGCGATCGCCATCATTGCCATCGCTGCTCTTGCGCTCGGCGGCAGCTCCGAACCGGAAGCACGCTACAACTACGAGTTGAGCCTGGCGGATGGTTTTACCTCCTCCAGCGGTTTGGAGTACAAAGCGGACGAAGGGATGCAATTCCTCGTCCTGGAGTACATGGTCTACAACGACTCATATGAGGACGGCATCACGACCAACGATTGGATTTGGGTTTGGAAGGCCACATACAACGGCCTGACCTACTCCAGCACATCCGACGGCATGCTCCATCCCGGCTACCAGCTGATCACCGTCGCGGTCGGAGGACACGGCGGAAGCGTAGAGCTCTTCGAGATTCCCGCCGATGCGACTCTGGACGACATCACGATCTCCCAGGAGTACACCTGGACGAACGACCCTCCCAAGCTGGAGCGCGACACGTCCATCACGATCTGATCATACCTCCAAACCCCTTCCAAACCATTTTTCTGAATTTCGTTTTTATACCCCGTCTCTCGTCTTTTCAGGC